AAGCATAACGCCGTACAAGATACCAAGCTAGAAGAGTTAACGCGCGAGGTGCGGCAACATAACGACTTTGCTATAAAAATACCCGTTATAGAGCAGCGCGTAACGGCGCTTGAAAAGGAAACATTTAAAAACAAGTAAGGGGGCTTACCATGATAAGAGCCTTTAATACAACCGATAAGGTATACCAAACTAACGGCGACGCGGTTATACAAGCAACTAAAGCTAGGGTTAAAAATTCAGATAATGGCGACTATTACTTAGAATTAACTTGCGGTATAGAATATAACGACTATATGCAGGCTAATAACATTATAGTAGCGCCTACACCGAGGGGCGACCAAGCTTTCAGAATAAGAACAGTAACCAAAAATAAAAAGAAATTAGAGGTTAAAGCGTGGCACGTATTTTACGATAGTCAAAACTATTTAATTGCGGATAGCTACGCGGTTAACCTTAATTGTAACGCTGCTTTAGATCACTTTAACAACGCTACCGATAACCCTAGCCCGTATACTGTTAGTAGTGACGTCGCAACTATTAATACTTATAGGTGCGTTAGAACGTCTTTAGCGGAGTGTATAAGCACTATTTTAGAGCGTTGGGGCGGGCATTTAGTGCGCGACAATTGGAATATAAGCATACAATCGGAAATAGGCGTAGATAATGGTATAACAATCCAATATAAAAAGAACTTGCAGGAGCTAACCGCCTCTTATGATTGGTCTAGCGTTTGTACTAAAATAATGCCCGTAGGTAAGGACGGTATATTACTAGACGAGTTATACTTATATAGCGATATACAGTACGATATACCATATACTAAGGCGGTAAGCTTTGAACAACCTAACGTATTAGAAGAGAACTACCAAGACAGTAGCGGAAACGTGGACGAGGCAGCATACCAAGCAGCCTTAAAAGACGACCTAAGAACGCAGGCGGTTAATTATCTTAAGACTTATAGCTTACCCATAGTTAATTATGAGTTAAAAGGCAATCCCGAGAAAGTAACAGATATAGGCGATAGTATAGAAGTTATAGACGAGCGTATAGGCGTTAATATCCTTACCGAGGTTATAGCTTACGAGTACGACGCTATAGCTAATAAGTATGTTAGTTTAGAGTTTGGTAACTTTACTAATACTTTGAGCGACCTTATTAACAATATAAGCAGCTCTACCAATAGCCAAGTAGATAAAGCCGTAGTTACTCTTACTACAGAGCTTAGCGACGCCTTGGCAGAGGCACAAGCTAAGATATGGAACGCTTTAAGCTCTTCTTATTGCATTTACGAGGGCGATAAAATACTTATAGTTGATAAGATCCCCGCAAGTAGAGCTACTAACGTTATTATGATTAATAGCGCGGGTATAGGCTTTAGTAATACGGGTATAAACGGTAACTTTACGACGGCGTGGACTATAGACGGTACTTTTAACGCGCAGGCGGTTAATATTATAAACCTTACCGCGGACTTAATTAAAGGCGGTACGTTGCGCTTAGGATCATTACTTAACCAAAGCGGAAAAATAGAAGTATACGACGAGGCTAATACATTAATTTGTACCATAGATAAAAACGGGCTTATTATGTACGCCTCTAACGGTAGCTACGTAGTCCTTAACCAAGATGTAGGACTAGTAGGCTACGACGGGACGGGCAACCCTATATATTGGGTTACTAACGATAGCTTTAACATGAGTAAAGCCGTAGTTACGCAGGAAATAACGCTATGTAATAAGGTTAGATTTATACCTATGGAAATAACAGAGGGCGGCGTAGTGGTTAACGACGGTATAGGGTTAGTAAGCTATTACGAAGAGTAGGGGGGATATAATGGCGACAAGTGGAAGTGTATCGAGTAACGGCTACCAAGGACGATATATTACTTTTAGTTGGTCTTTAACAACTCAAAGTATTAAAGCTAATACTTCAACTATAGCATGGAGATTAGAGGGCGACGGCACGGGACAAAGCAGCCGCTACAAAGCGGGTAATTTTAAGGTAGTAATAGACGGTACAACAGTATATAGCACGTCCCAAGACGATAGAATATGGTTATATGATGGCACGCTAGTAGCAAGCGGTAATTATACATTTAATCACAATTCACAAGGCGAAAAAAGCTTTAGTGTGCAAATACAAGCGGGTATATATACTTATGCGGTAAATTGTACGGGTAGCGGTAGCTTTACCTTACCTACTATTAACCGTATTTCTACAATAACAAGCATAACAGGAGCTAATACAAGCGACGAGCTAGCCGTAAATTATACGGAGTATGTAAGCAGCTATACCAACAACTTAATAATTAAGCTTGGTAGTACCACACTACAAACTATAACAAATTATACTAGCGGGGCAAGCTTTACGCTTTCTGATAGTGCACTTAATACTATTTATAGCAGCGTTACAAGCGCTAAGACGGCGACTTTAAGCTTTAGTTTAGAAACTTATAGCGGTAGCCTTTTATTAGGGACTAGCGACGCCGTAAGCAAGCTATTAAATATTAATGATAGTAACCCAACTATAGGTACGGTAACGTATAGAGATAGTAATAGCACTACGGCGGCTATAACGGCTAACGATCAATATATTGTGCGTAATAAATCTACCTTAGAGGTTACAGTAAACACACTTGTGGCGCTTAATAGTGCTACGCTTGCAAACATAACAGTAGCAGGCGGCGGAGTATCACAGACGCGCAGCTTAAGCGGATCTAGTGACGCTAGCGAAGTGTTTAACCTTGGAGTAGTTAACCAAAGTAGTAACTTTACGCTTACGATTACGTTAACGGATAGCCGAGGCTATACCGCTACTAAGACGTTAACTATACTTGTATATGATTGGACCTTACCAACGGCGACTATAAGCGCTTTAAGAGTAGATAACTATTATACAACTACTAATATTACGGTTAACGCCAATTATTCAAGTTTAGGCGGGCATAATACGCTTAGCTTAACCGCACAATATAAAAAGACGTCAGATAGTAGCTTTAGTGCGCCCGTAACGCTTACAAACGGGCAGACAACGGCGCTAAGTTTAGATAATAACTATGAATGGAATTTAAAAGTAACAGTAGCGGACGCTTTAGGATCTACTATATATAATTTGGTTATAGGGCGCGGCTTGCCTATATGGTTTGTAGATAGGCTGCTTAATAGCATTGGAATAAATTGTTTTCCCGAGCAAGAAAATAGCTTAGAAGTTAACGGGCTGCGTGTTGATGATAAAATTTATATAGGATCTCAAAGTATATATGACTACTACGAGACTAGCACGCAGGGCGAAAGCGTACTAGCTACGGCTTACGACTATAGACTTATCGAAAACGTATTTGCGGGTATAGCTATACCTAGTAACTACGAAAAGGCTTATAAAATTACGTTTCAGTATACAACCGCTAATAATAACGTTGTAAAGGTTAGGCTTAATAATATTGAAAGTAATAATTGTAATACTTGGTCGCAAGATAAGTTTAGAAGTATAGGCGGCACCAGACTATTTAAGCAAAGCGAGTTAACACTAGAAACCGCTAGCGGATATAGCAGGAACGGGCTAAACTTATACGTAAGTAACGGCGCAGCATATACGGCTAAACTATGGAATATAACGGTACATGGTTACTTAGTAAACAAAGATACAGACTTAGACGTATCAACTTACGACGTACCCGACGACGACGTAACACCCGCTTAATTCACTAGCAAGCCCATAGAGGCAATTTTAATATAATTATGGTATAAAATCATTGAACAATAAAAAAGCCCTTATACGAGCTATTACGCCGTATAGGGGCTTTACTTAATATTCTTTATGGCTTTACTATAACTATTTCGTAATTAGTTGACGCAGACCCAAAACGTTTTAGTGTTTCTTTTGCCTCTTTTTCGGTATCAAATATACACCCTATAACTTTATTAGTAGTATTATAGATACCATAACATTTATAAGCTATATTTTTAGATTTTATAGTTTTCATATTTTTATTTATCCTTTCAACTTGTATTAAATATATATAATATATAATATTTAGTAA